GGCGAACTCGACTTCTCTTATGCCAGGCGTTCTCGTAGGTTCTGCCGGTAATAGCAGCAACCTCTGCGATTGTGTGAGTGTCGAAAAGGGCGACTTGGTCGTCTGTCCAGCGTTGAGGCTTGCGAAATGAAGTGGTTTTGAGACCAAGTGTTTTGGCTTTTTTGCGAATGCTATCTATTGGTCTTTCGAGCTTTTCAGATATCAGTGCGAGGGGCATCGTTTCGGATACTTCAGTAAGGAACTCTATCTCGTAGGGTTCCCAGAGTGTATAGGCCATACCTATCTCCATTGTTCGCCATATTCAAAGCCAATGGCTGCCAGAGATTCGTCCATCTTCTCAATGAAATCGGGTACCATTTCGTCAAAGTCGTCCATGAATTTCTGGTCACGCTCAACAACGACATGGTGCAAGCCCTCACGCTTCATGCGCGGGTCATAATTTGCGAAATACCAGGCATCCTTGCCGGTCACCCACATGCTGAATTGAACCTGCGCCATGTAATCGGCCTTGATGGCGTCAAAACCACCCAACAGGAACTTCATAAAAACTGCGCTTGTGTAAGGGCTTTTCAGTTCAAGGCCGCGTCCATCACTGCACATGCCATCAGGTGAGCAGGCGCACCGAAGCGAGTCGTCCTTGTAAATTATCGGCACATCCGAAACTTTAACGTCCGTTGTGAATTCAAACAGCGTTCGTGCTGATGCTTCATGCTCTTTCCCCCATGCCAGGGGCTTGGCGTTAACCTCGACTACATTTCCAGTGCAAACCTCCCCAAGCAGACCATAGAAGTAGGTCAGCTTGGTGTCAGTCCATTTAGTGCCGCTCCGTGGCTTTGAAATGACCTTTGAAGCATCCGATGCTGTAATAACGCCAAGCCTCAATTTCAGCCAGTCAATGCTTCCCTGTTGGGTTGTTCGCACGTCAATCCCTGTGCGTTGCAGAATGATTTCTGGTGTTGTCATGCGGCAGCCTTAATGCGTTTGGTGAGAAAGTCACGTGCCTTTATGGCCTCAGGCTCAGTGAGCTGTTCGGCTGAGGTGATAGGGCGCTTGAAAATTTGTGAACAGAGCGGGTAAAGGTCTTCCCAGGTCTTATCGCCTTGGGTTAGAAGGTCTGTGATGTTCTGAAGCGTCTCAGCGCTGGCTGGGGAAATGTCTTTTTCATCTCCACGCTCTTGGGCGAAATTAATCCCCTCACCAGCCTCGTTATTGACGTAATCGATCGCTTCGTCCAGGCGGTCACGCCGCGGCCAATATTTGTATGCCTGTTTGACCACTGTCTTCAAAATCATCTGCTCTTCGTCAGTTGACCAAGGGCATGATTTTATTTTTTTGGAGACAAAAGACTTCCATGCTTCAGATCGGTCGCGGATGGCATAGATATCCTCGGCACGCATGGTATGAGTCAGGTAATCACCGTCTGGTGTTTTAGCCACGACATACGCACCGACCACCTGGCCGCGACTCTCGATAGTGTCGAATTCGTTGAACTCGTGAATAGGGGGCTTGTCGATCGACGTGCGCATAAACTTGTCGTTCTTGCGGACAATCGCTGATTGGCACCAGAGGATTGCCCCTGACTGCTGGGCAATGTGCATCAGACCGAAATAGGAGATATCGAGACAGACTTGAAACTTATCTTTAAACTTTCGCGGCACCAGGTAGGCAAGTTTCTTGGCCGGATTCAGGGTTATCCCTATCGAAGAAAGATTTAGAATGGAGCTTCTTGTCGCTGGCCAAGTTTCTGTGGCTACTTTCGACAAGAAATCATTCGAGCTGAATATCTGCATCGCATACTCAACTTCGCGTTTAAATCCGATTGAGGGCTCAGAACACACAGCCACAAAATCTTGCTCAAGAGGCATCAGTTGCTGATGAATTACTTCAAGGGTTGTAGGCATTAGGCAACCTCCCCGAGCATCCATCGCTCTGCCCATTCTGCTTCGGCATGGGTCAGGCAGATTTCCCAAATAAGGTTTTCGTAGGCATCGCTAACCTTTTGCGTTGCCGCTGCCTGGGCGAAAGCGCTCAGGGGTAAGAAAGGATTTTTCAGCTCGTTGAAGGTTGTTGGCCATTGCAGGCTTAACTCGTCAGCACGCTTGCTGATCCAGTCATCCTTATCCATATCGGCCTGATGTTTATCCCATCGGCGTTGCTCAAGCGTGTCTTGCGTTTGGTGCGGGTTCATAGTGCCCCCTTGCTTTGTGAAAATAGAGACCAGGTGACTTCAAGCAGGTTTTCGTTATTAAGCTCGATTGCCTGCCTTGCCAGAAGCTGAAGGACGCGCTTGATGTTCATGGTTCGCCCTTTTGCTGAAGGGTTTGCCAAACACGCTTAGCGGCGTCTTTAGCGTTGCGAAAAATGATGTCGAGAAGTGATTCAGAGCAGCCCACGCAAGGCCACCCTGCAAGTTGCGTTTGCATGGGATACTCCGGTTTTAGTATTGAATTGAGGTGTGAGGGATTTTGTTGTCCATCAGAGCTTTTAGTGTTTCGATAGCCTGTTCGCGGGTGAGTCCTGCGTGCTCGGTTAATGCGTTAACGACTGCTGTACCGATGGTCTTGCGGTGGGCTACGTCGGCAGCACGTTGATCAGCTTCATCCTTAAGGCGCTTCTCTTCTGCCAGACGGGCATCTTCTTTCTGTTTGGCCTTGAGTTGCTCGGCGGCTATAGCTTCCTGCTTTTCACGTTCTGCCTGCTGAGCTGCAGCTAACCGGTCGGCCTCAGCTTTGGCTGCTGCGGCTTTGCGGTCTTGCTCGGCTTTCTGTTCCGCTGCAATGCGGTCACTTTCAGCTTTTTCCAGTGCTGCAATGCGGTCTCGCTCTGCCTGCTCAGCCTTAAACTTCAGTTCTGCTTCCCTGGCGGCAGCGGCTTCGCGTTCCTGCTTTGCTTTAAGTTCAGCATCAAGCCGTGCCTGTTCAATCGCCTGGCGTTTAATCTCTTCTTCATGAGCAATGCGCTGGCGTTCTGCTTCGGCTTGAGCGTCGGCAACGTCGCGGTCGAACTGAATATTCATGAGCAGGGCCAGCTCGTGTCCATCTTCGATTTGCTTTTTCAGTGCCTCGGCGGCGGCTGCCTGCTCAGCCTCGATACGCTGCCGTTCTTCTTCAGCGGCCTTTTCAGCCGCGATGCGATCCTGTTCGGCTTCCCACTCGGTCAGCGGGCGGCGCGTTTCATCACGCAACGCATCACAGGCATCAACAAAGCGCTTAATTTCCTGCTCAGCAGGCCGGACAGCTTCCTTAAGCCGCTTCAGGTACTCACGACCAGGCTTTTCGACAGCGGTTTTGCTGCGGCTTACCTGAGCGGCCAGAGAGGCAACGCGGTCACGGCCTTTCTTTGTACTTAGGTCTGGCGCTTCACTGACACTGGCCTTGATGTGCTCAAAATAGCTTTCCAGTCCGTTGGGGATGTACAGCGCCGGAGCCTGTTCCGGCTTAATCTCGATAACTGATAATTCCGTTGTCTCGCTCACGGCGATCTCCTTGGTTGAGGTGTACATAAGTCGAAGCACTCGAAATAAGCGCTTTGAGCTAGATACAGGCGAAAAAAAGCCCCGCGTGTGCGAGGCCAAGATGAACAATGAGAGGATTGATAAGTTGGGCGCTTATCATGCTGAGCACTCAGTGAATGCGCAGCAGGAAGGGGCTCACTTGCGTTGAGGTTTTCTGCCAATGATTATTCCAAAAGCGATATGAGTTTTAGGCATTTTCAGGTTCAGGTATTCACAGCAATTCCAAATCACTGCCATTACCCAACCTTGGGGTGAAAAAGTCCAAAATCTGGTAACGGGCCATATCCACTTTTTCATGGTTTCTTTGGCCCGCCATGGCAGGGGCAAGCTAACGCTGGGACATAACCGTCATAGCCAGAGGTAAGATATCGGCGCTGGCCTAAACTATTTGTAACGTATTCTCTCGGTAACGGATTGCCGTAAGCTGGCTCATCACAAAATCCAGCAGGCCCACCGCCTGACCACATAGGAACCGAACACTTACCTACACCATCAGCGTTTAATTCTCTGTGATGTTTGCTAATTGCACTCATGGCTTACTCCTTTCTGCCAGCATGGCGTCAGCCATGAGGTAGGATGTTCCTGCCAGTCCAGCCGTATCTTCTTTGTAAGAAGGGCCTATTGCAAACAATCCATTTCCAACCGCAATCTCTATTATGGATTGCATCGCCTTAGCTGCGAAGTAGTCACGCAATGTCATGCCATCAGCATCTGCGCTGTCATAGACCGCATTTCCTTCTGGGTGAAATGCCCCGGTTTTTGGGAATGCCTGTCCACCTGTTTCTTTGCTCATAATCCGATCCTCACATCAGAAAAATAAAAGTTAGAAATCCCATCAACACCCAAAACAGCAGTCAACCAAACGTCAATGCAGGCCAAAACTTTTCGTTGTAAGTCATATAAGCTCCGATGCTGAGTTGGGTGGTCGGGGTTAGTGCGCCGATTCCTTTTCTTTAGCTGCACCCTCAAACTTGGTGCCGCAAAATGGACAATAATTAATGGCGACTTTCGTGTCGCCGTTCGTTAGCCGCTGCTCAAGGTCTCCGTTTTTCTTGCGCTTATAAAATCGGAACAGGTATGGAAGCATGACGTTACAGAAATCACCCTTCTCGAAGAGGTAAACCTGGTTGGCGAAGCTGGACTCATCAATCTCAGCTGCATTTTCGCCGTAATGCTTCCGCATACGAGCATCCATTTTTTCTTCGATTTCTTTGAAACATTTACAGGCCATACTTACCTCTCAATATTCAGTCGTAAAAAAAGCCGCCTATTGGCAGCTCGTTGTTGATGCTCTTTGGTGGTGTGGTGGCCGGTACTGAAATATTCCGGCATGTCTATGCGACTCGCTAGTTGACACCGGAGTTTCACCGGGGCGAAGGTTTCACAAGTCGTTTATTGGGTCAGTGCTGGATTAGCAACGTGCTTACTCAACCGATTACATCCAGCGATATCTACTACCCATCAGGTCTTACACTCGCGCATCAGCCTGCGCATTCACCACACCCCAAAGAACACTGTGCGTATTCGCTCGCCAGCGTTACGATTCACATTATCTCCCCCTTGGTTACGTGCCCGTGGCTATAGTCGCCGTGGAGTGTAGGCTCGTCACAACCCGTCATCGCCGAAGCTGATAGGTTGGTGCCGGTTAAAGAGACTTTATTCATGCGCCCTTTTTGAGTAGGCGCAGGGTAAAGTCACTTGTTGATTACTAATGAATGCTTAAAAATCGGTGCGCGGTCGAACATGCTTTCGTGATGCTTAAACCGGTGAAACCAGCGGCGACCGTACTCACCTTGAACCAATCTCATTATTGTTATTCTTATTCTAATGTCTCCGGTACGTGGATTTTTTGGGCGTGGATTCATTTTCTCTACTCCGCTAAGTGTTTATCGAGCTGTTACTGTGAGTGCTGCAAAAGCTACCGGGGCCTGTTTTGGTCGGCTATCGCGAATGGACATCAGCACTTCTCTGAATTCACCTACTTTCATGCCGCGTTTCTTTGCTTCGGCCTTTATCAGGCTGTCATCTATCAGTGCATAAAGCCGCTTGGCCTCTTCCTTGGCTTTGTTGAACTCCGCTTTCCGGAGGTATAGCGCATCCTCTTTGCGTCGGCTTTCGGCTTCTAGGTGGTCGTCTAACTCTTTGTGGAAGTTGCCGCGCTTCGCCAGCGGAAGATTCAGGACACCGTGGTCAATTGGCATGAATCACCTCGCTGTTACTTTTTCTGCTGATTTACGGTGGCCAGCTGCGAATCGTGCAACATCTGGTATGCATATCGAGCCGTAATCAGGCTCAGGCTTGCTGCGTGGCTTAGCTTTGTACTCAATCAGCGTTATTGCTTTATAGACCCGCGCAGAGCAGCCTGAGAGGCTCACAGCGACACGCTTTTCTAACTTGATGTACTTGCTCGCCTCAGCTGCTTTCGCTGCGTTGTGAGCTGTCATGCGACGTGCGTTATACCTTTGCTTTGAGTTCATAATTTGTTCCTCAGTAAGTGCTTGGAAGTGACGAGCCGAGACGCTGATCTCCTCGGTTGCGCTTTTTCACGCTGCAATTCACGTCACTCCGAAGCACTTTCGGTCTCCTGAGTTCAGGAGAAGTCATATTGTTAAATAAGCAGCCTGACATCATGTCTGGCGTGGCTGATAGTTCCGTCTGCCACATCGATGTTTCGTTTCGATGGAGCAAGTATCACCAATAGTAATTTTATAGTCAACACTATTGGTGATAATAAATTACTAATGGTGATTATGAAGATGATTTAAAAGAGGATTTATTTTTAATTTTTCTTCAGGCGTGACTCATCGCACCTGCGTTTAGGTGTGATGAATTGGTGGGGATGGGAGGATTTAGCGAATTACAGGTACAAAAAACCCGGCTTGGTGGCCGGGTAATTGTTATTTTCTCTTAGTTGGTGCTTTCTGTTCTGTTGTTTTGTCTTTCCTTCCCAAAACAAAAACACTCGTCAATGCAACCAACTCTACACCAAGTAGCGTCGTTGCCCAGCCGAAAGCTCCTTTTTCAATCATGCTGTAGGCGATATATGAGAAAATGATTACGCAAACCAATCCAAAAATCTGACCGATCCTGTCTTTCCAGATGGCTCCAGAAAGTGACGATTCTCCTTGAGAATGCCTGAACTTCTGTTCATCTTTTGCCATTCCCATGATTTCTTTAGCGAAGCCGGGAGATATTTTTTCATACCTCGCAAGTTCTTCAGAGTCAGGAAGAGGGCCTGAGCGATGATGAGATATCTGCATCATAAACCCCGCCGTTTCTGGACGGCTAAAAAGTCGTTCCAGTGCTTGAGGGTTTTTTGCTATCTCATTTACCAGTAGTTCAGTTTTTCCATCAATTACTCTGCCAGAGTTTACTGTTGGCTGATTAACAAGAGGTGGTTGCTGGCTTGCAGTGGTTTTTCTTGGTGGTTTTCTTCTGCCCATTTTCTATAACAGCGCCTCTTAGATAGTCTCCAGCAATCTTCCAATCGGAACCGATGGATTCGTTGTCAGCAGTAACTTGTCTATATTCGCTGTAATTACCTGAAGGGCTTAAATCAATGATAGACCCTACAGCGCGAAGAAAACGCTTAGTAGAATGTTTCATAGTTGTCCTCACTTAGTTATCAACCTTTAGTTGAATGCTGTAAGTGTACGCAAAATCTGCGAACCAGCAAGTAACACAGCACTTAAAAATCATTCTTTACGTTGTGTGGTAATACTAGTGATGAAACATACATATCTTTACTGCTCTTTATTGTCAGCTTTTTTCAGCACATTACCTTTTTCGGCATAAGGGAAGAAACATTCAACCCAATATTCTTAAAAATTATCGATTAGGTATATGTCTGTAATTCCAGTGCTTACTTATCACGCAAGTTTCGCGCATCATCTCAACTTCATGCAGCATCTCTGCGACCTCACCCGAACGTTTCTTCAGGCCACTGAGCCTTGACTACCTTTCCAATTATTCGGCAGTGCTCGTTACACTCTAAGCTCTGATAGCGCGGATTGGGGTTCAGTGGTTCAAGCCACGGCTTGCCATCCTCTCGTACGAACTTTTTAAAAGTAACCTCTGAGTCGCCATAAATCCCAGCAACACAAAAATCTCCATGCTCTACATCTTCCATAGGATCAACAAGAATTAGCATTCCTTCAGGGAAGCTAGGTTTGCTTCCAGGTGGAGCTGTCATTGAGTGACCTGACACCTCAAGCCAGAATGCGTCTCTGCTGGCCTTTCTAGTAGTGTCCACCCAGACCTTAGCGTCAGCCTCATGAAATGATCCTACTGAAGCAAATGCCCCCGCCTGCACATCAGTAAGGAGCGGGTATGAGTATTTTGGTATCGCCGCTCCATTCTGAGCGACTGCTTCATACATTTCCGCAATCTCCGCGGCCAAAGAAGGACTGAATTCATCAACCTTTATGCCAAGAATCTTAGCGAACTGCGCTGCGTGAGTGGTGTTGATGGCATTAGATCCATTCAATAGCTGTGCGACCCCGCTTTGCCCCATACCCATCAACTCTGCAATGGTCTCTTGAGACAATCCAAGGTCTTTCTTTTTTTCATCAAATATCGACTTGAGTCGGGCTGCATCTGCAAGTTGCTCAGTCGTTAACGGCTTTTTTTTCATACGATAAATTTATCACCGGCGGAGATAACCTCCAATCACCTATAGTGTTGACATATTCATTACTAATGGTGATAATCAAGGTCTAATACACAAGGAGACCTTAATGGAAAGAATCTCGCTTCAAGAGTTCGTGTCCATCAAAGGCCAAGAGAAAACAGCTGAGCTTTTTGGTATCCGCCAAAGTGCAATTAGCAAGGCTCTGGCCTTAGGACGAAAAATCACTGTCATCGTCCATGACGACGGTCGAGTGGAAGCACAAGAGCTTAAACCGTTTCCAAGCTCCAAGACGTTAGCAGCATAGAATCATCGCTCTTTAAAAATCAGCCGCTCTCTGAACTCAGGAGCAATAACAATAGTGATCATCCCACGGGTTGATCACACAAATAATCAACCTGCAAAGGAAGTATTACGCATGGACATTGCAAACACTCGCAAAAAGGCTCGTCAGATAGAGAGCCAGTTGCTTAACAAAATTGCTCTCAGGGGAGTCGTCGAAGTTGGCGCTGCCATTGGGGTAGATAAATC